GGCGGGAATGAACTGATCAACGCGAATCCCAGTATCATCGGGAACCTGTTCCATAAAAACCTGATCTATGAGGTTTATGATGAACAGTATGAAGTCCGCGCCAACCTGACCGCTGTTGTTACCGCAAGCTCTACCACGACTATCTCTGTTGATGACGCGGCTGATTTTGTGGCTGGCGGCACCCTGACGTTCGTGGATGCTTCTGCTGGGACTTCTGAGTCTGAGACCATCGCCTCTGTTGATGAAGACGCCGGAACCGTGACTGTTTCGTCCGCGCCTTCGACTAGCTACAAAGCGACCGAAGACTATGTTTATATGAATCGTTCTTTCATTCCGGATGATTATATGGTCTTTTTTGCTGACAGAGTCCAGGGCCAGAACATAGCGGAAATGGTGGAAGCTCCTTTCGGCATCCCGGCAAGGTATGGTATGTTTGCTGATACCTGGGATCGGAAAGACCCGGAGGGAATTTGGCTAAGGGTTCAGGATAAATGCCTGCCGGTTCTTAAAACAACCGGGGCGGTCTATGCTCTGAAGGTGAAACCTTAATCTATGATTATTGACAGGTGTAGGGAAAAGGAGGTTATACCATGACAAGCAAATATAGACCGAAGATGCAGATAAATCTTGGCCGTGTTATGGCCGACCAGGGCGGATTGAATCTTTATGCACAAATATCAGAAGCGATTACGGCTACCACAATCAATCGCACATTAGGCGCTGCTCCATTCGCCGGATCAGTAAAGAACATCTGGATCTCCGTGGGTGCTTCTGGTAAAGACGACGCGCAAACGCTGTCAATTGAAGCGAATGTGAAAATCAACGGAACGGATTGCTTATTGACCAAGCCGATGATCGCCCATGTCAGCGGAGAGACAAGTCAACAAAAAACAACTTACAACTCCCTGGATACCGGGATTACCGAAGCCGTCTTAGACACGTCAGCCTGTACGTTTAATGCAGGCGATGTTTTTACCTATGGCTTCGAAATTGTCCGGACACCTTCTCCGACCATAGAAATACAGGCTCCGTGTTTGGTGGTTGAGTTGCTGCCGGCAAAATAATAATTCATAACAGGAGACAATCAAACCCATGGATATTGAAGCGATTATAATGAAACAAACTCTATTAGGGCGGGGGAGAAGGACGTATGTGCAAAACAAAAGATTCTCTCCCCCCTTTGATAGAGAGTTCGAGAAAGAGATTCTCCCGATGATTAAAACCCATCCGGGGTATTTTAACGTGGTGTACGCGGCGGATCCGACTATTGCGTCCATGGCAAGTAGTGATGTTGCGGTAGCTGCGGAAGAGTTTACGGAAGACGTTGTCAAGAACGTCGAGCTGACACAAACAGAAGATCCTGCTCAATCAAATAAACTTTTCGAAATTAAACGCCGTGGTCGAAGAAAATTGCGATGACATCTGACGAGCTTATTGCTGTCCTTGTCCAAGAGATGAAACAGTTGGACGTTGATCTTATTGAAGACGACTATACCAACGCCGTAACTTCAGCGCAAAGAGAGACGTGGGCTCTTCCTATCACGGACGGGTTCAAACTTCACTGGGTTCAGGAACGGGCCAAGCGGCACCTGCTTTTCATGCTGGCTACCGGCAGGGCAAAAGACTTCAAGGTTAAGCAGTATTCGCTGAGTGAACGGTTTAGAAATCTCCGGGACCTTTGTAAAGATATGGACGCAGCTTTCAAGGCGATCAGGGACGAGTTCCCTGATGCGTTCCCGACTCTGAGCGACAGCGATATTAATGATTATGAATTGTTCGGGTCTTATATTAATTCCGGATTTCAGTATGACGGGTCCGGGAAAGATACGACATACGAAACATCCAACTCCCCTGTTGTAACGCCGGCACCAGAATCTTATAACGAATAACCGGGAAGGCTTTGTTTAAGTGGCCCTTGGCGATGAAATCAGAGATGTCCTGAAAACAGTTGGGACCAAGCTTTCGGTATATGCTGGAGGGTCTGGCGAGTCCTTAGCCACTGAATACATCGATTATGATGTTAATATCAGAACCTCAAACCCTTTCCATCGCGAGTTTTTTTTAGAGACTACCTTCCCATATGATTCGAAGGCGAGCGCAGGGGATGTGATAACGTTCGCTGCCACCGGCCAAAGCTTTGTTGTTATGACAAAGACGCCGGTTATTTTTGAAAACGTTGTTATCGAAAACGATAACGTGGTTTATCGCTGTAATGTTTCCGGAGAACTTTTAAGACCGTCTCAGCAGATTGATCCAGATGCTCCTAATTCAGAAAATTATGTAAATGTATTTGCATCTGTGAGAAATCCATGCTACGGATTATTAACAGAGTCAAACTACGACAACGACTGGGATGTACAGAAAGAGTTCGGGGATTATGCAAGACGTAAAATGTTCTTGTATGTCCCAAACGCAGTCGGGATTGAAACTGAAGATAGATACATGCCGATTTCTGGAGAATACTATAAAGTTGGGATCGTAAGGCGCAGGGTTTTCCCGGAAACGGACATCGCCATGTTGAGCGAGGATACGCGGTGATAAAAAGATAGAAGTGGTAGCTGATTCGCAAGAGGCGGATAGTTGCCATAAAAATTCAATACAATCATTCGAGGTGTGAAATGAAAAACCTTCTTATAGTGGGAGAGAACCCATTTTCTACAACAGGCAACGCAAAGATGATGCGTTATGTCCTGACCACCATAGACACAAGGCAATATTGTGTCCACGTTTTCAGTATTGATACGGCTGAACCAGATCCGATTGCAGTCATATCTCGCCCTATTCCTTTCCCTTTTATTTCTTCCCTGTGCCACCGTCGTGGCAACTATATGTCTCCCTACGGATCTCACCGAATCATTGAGATACTTTCCAGAAAGCAGTTCGACTTAGTGCTTTTTGTCGGGGTTGACATCTGGCTATATGCCGACATCTATAAAACATTAAACGAACTCAAACAGAAAAATAAATTCTTATGGGGTGGGTTGTTCCCTTATGATCAGCAAATAGTTCGAGAAGACTGGGTTAAATGGTTTAATATGGCAGATTTCCCATGTGTATACTCTCAGTTCGGGTATAAACTTTTAAAAGACCATGTTGAAAATATCAGATACTTTAGGCCCGGGATCCCTTACCCGAACTTTTTCCTTCCAGCGAAAGAAGACGCAGTGGCCGATATGAGGGCCATGTATTTTGAGAAAGTCCCGAAGAATGCTATTATCTTTGGTTTTTTTGGCGCGAACCAATTCCGCAAAGACCCGCAAAAACTGATACAAGCACTCGCGTTTCTCAGGAAAGACATTGATGTCGTAAACAAGGGAGTTGACGTCAGGCTTTACATGCACACGCAGGATATAAGCAGTGGCGTTTTTAATCTTACCCAAACAGCGATCGACTGCGGACTTGGAAGCAATGGAGAGTTGCTTGTCAAGAACGACCTGGACTGGTTCACTGATGCCCAGATTGCAGAGCTTGTCCACTCTGTTGATTGCGTTATAAATTGCTCTATGCAGGAGGGTTTGAGCTGGACCGTGATTGAGGCTATGTCTGCCGGCAGGCCGGTTATTGCCTCAAGATCAACGTCTCATATCGAGCTTCTGGAGGGGACAAAAAACTTATTGGTGAGATGCGAAAGCGATTCATCCCTTCCAGTGATTACCAATACCGGCAGATCGTTCGTTCCGACCAAGGCGTGTGATGTGTCAGATATTTATTTCGCGATGAAAAAAGTGGCACTCAATGATGTCTATCGTGCCAGTATGGGTGGATCCGGACGGCAAAAGTATTTGCAATGGGAAAAAGGCTGCACCAAGATTACCGACCTTCTTAATATGGTGGTGGCAGATGTTGAGAAGCCGATCGTCGTAAAGCGAACGACTGTTGAGAAAAAGATACTGTTCGCCCAGCACTCTTCAGCCGGCGATGTCCTTATGACGACCAAGGCGCTGAAGGGATTGAAGGATCGGCACCCTGGATTGCCGCTGGTGTATATGACACAGAAGAAATATCAGGATATACTTGTCAACAATCCGAACGTAGACGAGATCATTGACTGGGACGAAAACCATTTACACAATAAATACCAGTTCACCTATAACCCGCATGGGGATCGGATTTTGCCAGGGCACTGGGGCCGGAACTCGAATTCTTTGTTGAGCGATTTTTACTGGAAGATCCTTGGTGTCCCGAATGGCGGGTTTTTTATTGAGCTTGTTCAGCCGAACATGTTCATGCTGGACGAGGAATATGGGTACATCAAAAGTATCGGTGGATGGCATCCGCCAAAAGACGAACCGAAAGAAATTGTTATCGTCCACACAACAGGCGGAGACCCTGAGTTCAGGACATATAAATATATGGGAGATGTATGCTCCACGCTGCGAGAGATTAATAAATATATCACCGTCCAGGTCGGCGGAGAAAACGATTATCCTGCCGGAGCCGATATCGATTTAAGTGGTAAGCTATCTTTCAGGGAAACTGCATGGGTGATGTCTAAAGCGTCCCTCGCTGTAACGGTTGATTCTTTTATCAGTCACCTTGCCGGCGCTTTAGGCATCAGCCAGGTTTGCTTATTTGGTTCTGGGAATTATTTCGTGGTTAAGCCGGATCAAGTCGGAGGGGAACTGATTTGCTTAAACCAGGATTATTTGAAATATTGTACGGGTTTGGGGCCCTGTAGTGGAGCTGTGAAAGATTGTCCGGTAAAATGTACCGGACGGCACAGCCCGGAGGATATTCTGAAAGCAATCGATTTAATCGAAAACAGGAGGGCCGTAAAATGAAAAGCCTTGTGCTATGCTCAAACATGCAAGATGAAGAGCCTGAGATTGTTGATTGGATGACAATGGCGCGGCGGATAGCAGATGCCGGGATCATTATTGTGGATTCCGGATCTAAAGACAATACCGTCCAGATTGCAAGAGACATGGGGGCTATTGTTATCGAAAATGACATCATCAAAACGGAAGGGTACGGTCCTGCCAGAAATCATTTAATAGACATGGCTCGGGAGCATTTCCCGGAAGCGGGGTGGATGATGTTCCTTGACGCAGACGAACGTATCATTTCTGAAGAATGGCACAATTTAAGATGTGTTAAAGATTATCTGATGGACCAATATGATGCAGTCGGGTTTCCAAGAATCGATTGGCACGACAGGGCCATGACAAAGGCTGAAAATGTTTACCAAGTCGCCCCGGACTGGCAATGCCGGATGATCAGGTTATCATCAAAAGCACGATATGCCAGGAAACTGCATGAGCAGTTGAGCGGAATGAAGCAGATATATGTTGATTTGAATTTGCCGAAAATTAATCATTTTCATCGTTGCGCGGCGCCAGGGAAGAGGGCTCAGGTTGGTATTTTGTGCGCGAAGCTGCATGCTGAGGATACAGAGTTCGGAAATACATACCCAAAACATCCCAGCGAAGAAAAGTATTACAATCTTTACAAGAAGGGGGGTTTGTTATGACCAACAAAATTCAGCAATTCACATCCACCGGGTCTAAGTTGTTATTTCATCCGGATTTTATCGACAGCGTAAAGCAAACCAATCTGTTGCTGCCGATTTCTATTCAACTCGCGCCAACGTCGATTTGCAATCTAAGCTGCTCTTTCTGCTCCAACAGAAACCGACAGACGAATGAATCGTTATTGTTTGACGCGGTTAAATTTGTGCTGGACACATATAACGATCTCAGAGCCAAGACAGTAGAGATCACCGGGGGCGGCGAGCCGACACTTTACCATGCGATTAATGAAACCATAACGTATGCGAATGCGAAAGGCTACCAGGTCGGGCTTATTACGAACGGGACAGGCTTTGGCCGGCTTTCCAAAGAGACAATCCAGATGTTGAAGTGGGTCCGGATATCAATGAACGTTCTGGATTATCGAGACGGAATTGACATCCCAAAGCTGCCTAAAGCCCTGACTCTCGGATTCAGTTATGTTATGAACGCCGATACCAGGATGGATGAGATTAAAATAACGCTTGATCGTTACATCAAAGAGCATAAGCCGACATATGTCCGGATTGTCTCAGACTGCCGAACCGACTGGAAGACGCAGCAGAAGAACAATCAAATGCTTGGAGCCTTAATTAAGGAGTGGGGCAGCCCATATTTCTACCAGCCGAAAGAGTTCCACAAGCCGAATGAATGCTGGTGGTGCTATGTGAAGCCGTTTATTTTGCATGATTCTTTTGTATATCCATGCAGTTCTATCGTTTTGAACTCTGGGTCAGAAGAACGGTTCCATGAAAAATTCAGGTGGATGAAGATCGATGAGATCCCCATGGCATATAGCGGCATGAAGCAGGCACCATTTAACTCCAGGAACTGTGACCACTGTGTTTTCTCTGCACAGAACGCCCTTGTCGGGTCTTTGATGCATCCAAATGGAATGGAGATGTTCGTATGACGACTGTGTTCACAAACGGTTGTTTCGACGTGCTCCATGCCGGCCATGTTGCCTTATTTGAAAAGGCGAGGGCTTTCGGTGATAAATTAATCGTTGGTGTTAATTCTGATTTTTCGGTACGTAAAATCAAAGGAAAGAACCGGCCAATCTTTAAAGAAGCTAACCGTGTGGCCGTGTTGAAAGCCATAAGATATATCGATCAGGTGGTCGTTTTTGATGATCCAGATCCGCTGGAGCTTATCCATAAAATTCGTCCGGACGTTTTGGTGAAAGGCAGTGATTGGACTGAGGGACAAATCATCGGGGGAGATTTTGTCCGCAGCTATGGCGGGAGGGTCGAGATCGTTCAGGCGTATTCAGGATTATCCACGACTTCGGTTGTGGGGGATGTTCTGAACGATCTCTTTTCTAAAACGTTCTGCTTTGATATTGACGGTGTGATAGCAACGACATTTTGCGGAAACAATTATGCGCAGGCGCAGCCTATCCGATCCCATATCAATATCATAAACTATCTGCATCGCAACGGAGCCATCGTGCATCTTTACACTGCCCGGGGTGGGAGTTCAGGAATTGACTGGAGTGAATGTACCGGGAGGCAGATGGAAGAATGGGGTGTTGAATACGACAAGCTCGTGTTTAATAAGCCGTCAGCGGATTA